AGCATCGAATTCATTTCAGTCGGCGTGTCTATCTGGCTCGTGGCGCCAAATGTTATTTCCATTGGGCGCACGCCGTACTTCGCCTGGCTTGTTAGATCCTCTTTTGTGATCTTGGTCAACTGACCCGTCGTGACTGTGACGCCAACCTGGCTACCGCCGCCAGCGGTTAGTGTGTCGTCGGTCGAAAGCGTTAGCACGGTGTTTGTCACGCCGGCGATCGTGTATCGCCCGTCATTGTCGGAACTACCAGAGACATCAATCACCTGTCCGACCAAAAACCCGTCGGTCAGGAAACTCTCGCCGCCACCGGCCGCGCGCGTGATCGTGTCTGGATTTGCGTCGGCGAATGTGAAGCCGTCGCCGGCCGTAGACGTGGCCTCGACTCCAGTGCGGTCGATGAAAAAACCAACCGCTCTGTTGCGGATGTCGTGAATTGAGATCTCGAGCTTGCTCAGCTCATAGTATTCATCCGTGCTCGCGAGAGTAAAGTCGGCGGTAGCCTTGCTGTACTGCGGCTCATACAGAGTCAGCTCGTAGTCGCCTGTGCTGCTGTTGTAGACGTAGCGCAGGTTGTAGCCGATCTGAGCCGCAAGCGTGCGCAGCGCCTCACCGACGGACTGCTTGCCCTGATAGTATTCGAAAATGTTCCAGCCTGGCGAGTCGCCAGCCTTGAATGCGGTGCCGCCGTCTCCCGTGATTGAGTATAGCGTCTCGGTTGCGGCCCAGTCGTCTAGAATGTCCTGCATCAGGTCTTCGACGGCCTTTGTCGGCACGCCGCCGGCGCTTGCGCCATACTCTGTTTGGTCCTCTATTGTCAGGTCGTCAATCGTCGCAGTTTTATCTCGGCACGTCAGCTTGATTGGAGACTCGGTCCAGTCCACCTTGTCGATGTAGCCCTGAAACTTCACCTCCCAGTCGGCGCTAGCAGGAATCGTGTCTTTTGGGACCACGGCGATGTCGATCTGCACAGCCTTTGCAATGTCGACCAGAGTGCCGCTTGCGTTTAGCTTGCTTCCGTCCACAAAGGTCGCAAGCGATAGCAGCGCGTGCTCGCGGATTAGGCGTACCTCAGCCGTGCTAGCGGAGTCCTCTGACTCACGGATGCGCACGCTATGCACCCAGTCTCTGCCATCCAGCGATGACAGGTCCGTCATCGTCGTGAAGTTCGCACCAATCCAAACCCTGGCCCACGTCGCTTGCGACCCACTTCGCCACAGGTCCTCTTTGGCTTGGCTTATGGTCCTCAGGCTCACTTGGGTTGCTCCCTGATCTTCATTGAGATCTCGCGCAGGTTGACCTGGTATCCGTCATCCTCGTCCGCGACTCCGTCGACAAACTTCGCGCCTGTTACCTCACCCATGGCCTTGACCGTCATGGCTGGATTCATCATGAGGTCGCCGTCAATGTAGTATTCCGGCAGCGGGCTCATAGCTTGGCCCATCCCGTAGATTGCCGCGATCTGGTCCGCTGTTGCGGCGTAGGGGAGGATGATGACGTCTGAGATTTGGCCGTAGTGGTAAAAGGTCGACGACGACAGCCCGCCTACCTGTACTTCGTCGATCAGCGTAACGTCTGGGATCTGCGTTCCGGACGGGCTTACCGCAGTGCCAGATTCAGATCCGTCAACATATATAGAAATCTCCGGCGTTCCTACAACGTACCTGGCCACCAAATGATGCCAGTCATTGTCCGCAAACACACCGGTCGACGTAACAAGAGAAGACCCAGTAGTGCCCTTGGCCTGTAGTATTATGTTGTCTGATAGCCTGCGGAATTCTACCCTGTTGTTAGATGCGGCGCTCTCCCTGAATCTGCAGAGCGTACCGCCGGCATACTCGCTCCCAACAATGGCAGACGACTTCGCCCAGCACATGAACGTAATTCCGGATAGCCTCTGATTGAAGCTAACCGGGTACTTTAGTCCGCCGGCGCTGCTCCGACTCCCATCAACCCACGGCGTGCGGTAGGCTGTGTTTTCGAGTTGGAAGTCATCTACCGAAAACGCGGCCGTCTGAGAAGTCGACCTGTATATTTCGAAATAAACATTCTCGGCTGCGCATGATCCGCTAAAGGTAAAAAGTTTCCAGGAGCCAGAGACGGATACTTTGCTTGACCCTCCTATGACCCCGCTTGAATCACCAACGACCCGGAAAGTATAGGTCTGACCGGTTGCGTCGTAGACCCTAGCGCTGCAAGTCACATCACCGGAAGAAACAGCAACCGCGCTAGTGCGCACACCTTTCAGCTGTCCGCCGGCGTCCACCTGTACCGATTTTGTGCCCCTGTAATAGTTTGTGGTGTCGTTGCTTAGTGTCGCACCGCCAAATGCCGTGTAGTCCGTCGCAGGGTCACCCTCTGCGTCGCGCTCTGCGTCTGGCAATAGATTCGTCGCCGCCGGCGCGCACATGACCCCGAGGTCGTAGTACTTCTTGTCGCTGATTCCGTTCTCATCGTACGACGCTTTTCCGTCCGCAGCGACGCCCAAAATATGGTCGCAGTCAGAGTCAGCCGGCGCAAGCCCATCGTGAGAGTACAGCTGGTCTGTGTCCGTAGCGCCAGTCGTAAACGGAGTCGTGCCGCTAGGGTCAGCGTCGCTCATTGGGATAACGTGGCCAACGCCCTGTATCTCGCCAATCAGCGCAATCGCCTCATCCTCAGGGACCTGATTCGTCGTGCCCTCCCACTGGCGCAAAATGTTGCGCCGCTCCAACATCTGCTTTCCGGAGTAGGCATTGCGGCGCGAGCCTATCTCTAGCTGCTTTTCATCGCAGTCAGAGATTGGCACTTCATGGCCGTTGATCCGCAAGAACGCCATCGCTATGCTCCCTCTGACGGAGTGGAGAATTGACTACCTACGCCAACCGAAGTTCCGCCTTGCGCGATGGATTCCTCGACGCCCATCTCTCGCATGCTTCTGAAAATACTGCTATGGTCGGTCGCCGTAATGCTGATGTTGTTGACCGTCGCTGGATTGCCACCGCCGCCGGCCCCTGGCCCTTCTGCGTCCGTGGCTCTGAATGCCGCAAGCGCAACCTTGAAACCACTTGGGACGTTGCGAAGCTCGTCGTTGACCTCAGCCATTGTCGCGGCCATGTTCTCCATCTCGTCCGTGACGTCGCCCATGGCGTCGGTCGCCTCGTCGCTGGGGTGAAAATAGAAGTGGTCCTGCCTAGGCCCCTCGTACTCAGTCTCGAGGTCAGAGAGCATCTTCTGCTGCTTCGCCTCCATCTCGAGTTCCCACTCCCGGATCTTTTCCCGCTGGGCAATGCGGGCCTTGAGGTCGATCCCGAACACGCCCAGCACGTCATCGATCACGTCAACTACCGTGTTGACCATGTCAGCGAACACCTTGATCACCTCGGCGAACGCGCCCATGATCTCTGGCAGCACGTCAATTGAGTCGAGCGCTGTAACTATTTCGAGCACTAGCTCCATGAGCACCTCTAGCAGAGGCTCAAGCGCGTCGAATACCTGGCCAAGGATCCTTGCGAAATTCATGGCGAAGCGAGTCAGCGGTTGGAACACCTTCGTGAGTATCGGTCCGAGCATGCTAAGGATCGGCTCCATACCGTCCAGGAAAGCCTTAAGGACTTCGTTGAGCGCGTCGTTCATCGGCTGCAAAAATTTGAAGATCGGGTTGAGCGCCTCAATGATTATGTCCATGCCTTCGCCCATTTGGTCAAAGGCCTTCTGCACTGGCTCGAGCTTCATTACCAGTGCCATGATCGCGCCCATGATGGCGCCAATTGGGCCGCCCGCTGCGGCGCCCTGTACGCCGCCCTTGAACACGTCTCCAAACGAGCCAGCGCCCTCTACACCAGACTGGAACATGCTTCCGGCAACGCCTGCACCTGCGGCAACGTTCGGGTCAATGCCGCCGCCACCGCCGCTAGCACCGCCACCATCTTGGATCTTCTTCCTTATCGCCTCCACCATCCCATTGCCAGCTTCGCCGAGCGAGTCGGCAATCGCCTCAGCATTCGCCAGTATCCTCGGCTTCAGCGTGCCTTCAAAATAATTAGACGCGTCAGATGAGATCGCGTCTAGCTTCTCAGCTACACGGCCAATTGCGTCTATCTGCCTGTCGTAGCTGTCGGACGACTCAGACACAAGCTTGTCGGTGAAGTCGTTTATTGCCGACCCGGACTCGCTAAGGCCATCATCAATCAAGCGCCCAAGCGAGTTTCCAATATCAGCCCAGTCGTCCATGACATCGGCAGTTGCCTCGCTCGCCTTATCGGCTATCTCCTGCGAGCCTTTCTTCTCAACGGCAAACTGCTCGTCTTTGATTGCCGCAAGCTCGCTCATCTGCCGCTTGACGCTTTCAACAAGGCCGCTGGCTGACGACTTCTGCGACGTGCCGGTGTCGATCTCTTTCATCTGCTGCCTGGCGATCTCGAGTCTTTCACCCTGCTTTGACCCCGAGAAGTCACCGCTCAACATATCGCCGACCTCCGTGGCGATAAAGCCGATCATAACACCGAGCTTTTTGAAACTCTTCACCACATCGGAAACACTGATGTCGAAAGTACCCATTGCCAGCGCCGCACCGGCCGCCAGCGCCGCGATGCTGATCCAAACAGGGGCGCTTGCCAGTCCAAGCGCGCCCATCCCAACGGTCAGTGCCGCAACTGCTGCCGTTACACCGACGACTGCGCCTGTCACTAGCACTACGTCACCGATTGTCTCTTTGGTGCTTTCATCGAGTCCGTTGAATAGATCGATCAGGTCTCCTGCTGCGCTTGACACGGTAACGATAGCAGGCGCCATCGCAGACCCAAGCGCGATTGCTACTTCCTCAACCTTGCTACCAAGTGTAGCAAATGTGAAGCTGCCAGTTTTTTGCATCTCGGCCATAATGCCTTGGACGCTTCCTGTTTTGCTTACCTCGGCCTGGTACTCTCGCAGGGCAGACCCTCCGGTTTGCGCCAGCTTGATCATTGCCTTTGCGCCGCGAGCACCGAAAAGGATAGATGCGTCGCGGGCCATGTTTTCTGACTTGGCCAGAGCGTCAATTACTGGGATCAGGCTGCGGCTGCCGTCCTCGGCGGCATCGAAGCTTATGCCAAGGCTTTTCATCACGCCTGCGGCCTTTTTACCTGGATTGAGAATCCGCTGCATGGCAATAGAAACCCCTGTTCCGGCCATGCTCGCCTGAATCCCTGAGTCGCCGAGCTTAGCCATCATTGCGGTTAGCTCGCCAATGCCTATCCCGGCCGCGCTTGCCATTGGGCCGGCATACTTGAATGCCTCACCCAACTGCGGGATGCTTGTGTTTGCGCTAGTGCTCGCGTTGACAAGCATGTCCATCGTGTCATTGAGCTTCTCAATCGGCACATTCATGCCGGACATGATGTTCGTCGTGATGTCGGCAGCGTCGGCAACTTCCATCATTGCTACAGACGCCAGGTTGGCAACTGCCGGCATTGCCGCAATTTGCTTCTCCGCGTCAAAGCCGGCCTGCGCAAGGAATTGGAAACCGCCTGCGATCTTGCTTGCGCTATGCTCTGTCTTAGCTGCGAGGTCGCGCGCAGCGACCTGTAGCTGACCGTAGACTTCGCTTATCGACTGGCCACCGCCTGCGCTGATTGCCGCAACGCGAGTCATGGATCTCTCAAAGTCTGCAAACTTCCCAACCGACGCAGCCACGCCGCCGCTGATTGCGGCAAACATTGCCCCGCTGGCAATTGCGGTGCCGGCGCCAGCTTTAGCGAAATCGACGTTGCTTTCTTTCAGGCGCCTCTTTACGCCAAGCATCGCCCTGTGAAATTGAGACGCGTCGGCGCCGATTATGGCTCTGAGTGTTCCTAGGTTTATGGCCATTGATCGCCTTCCAGTTCAGCGTCAGTGTACCACTCCCCTAGGTCGTTGGGCCAACCTTCGTCTAGCTCAGCCGCGCGCCTAGCCTCGCGCTCTTCCTCCTCTGTCTGCAATTGCGCCATTAGTGCAGCCTTGCCGTCCTCTTTTCTTGCTTTCAGCGGCGCCTCGATGGCGGCCTTCTCCTCTAGGCCCCAATTCACCATTAGGTCGCCGGCGCTTTTCTTGCTGCCGCCCATGGTTGCGCCAATGTACGAGGCGACTATTGCCGTCTGTCTGTACGAGTGCCTAAGCGACTCACGGTGCGCTTTGATCGCCTCTAGCAGTGTGCCGAGCGAATGCTGCTCAAACTCGCTCGGCGGCATCCCGATCGCTATGGCTGCGCTTCTGGCGGCTCGCAGGTCGAATCCGTCGTCGGAGTTTCTGGCTGCTCCGGCGGCGGCTCGTCTGCTAAAGGGTCTGGCGTATCCTCCGCGGCGGCCTTGTCCATTGCTTCGACAACCTCAGACTGGCCGCGGAAGTCAAACACCAGCCTGATCGCAGCGAGCACGCACTCGTCAACGCATGCAGGGTCGCGGTCCTGCAGCGCGGCCATCATGCTCGGCGTCGACTTGCGGCCATACTGGTGCCGCAGCGCCAGCGCCAGCAGTGTGTTAACGTCGAGAAACTGCGGCTGGTCGTTCGACTGAAGCGGTTTGAGAATTGCCAACACAAGCGACTTGTTACGAATCTTCTCAAACTCCATGGCCTCTTTCATGCCGAGCTTGCAAAGATACGTCTTTCCGCTTGCCTCAAACGTAGCGGTGCCCTGAAACATTGGATCCTCCTGAATGTGTGTCGCAGATTAGGACTGCGTTGCCGGCGTGGCGGTACCAGTGACCTGAATGCTGATGTCGAGCATGCTCACGTCGTCATTCGGCGCGCTCTTGCTGATCGACTCAACCAGGCCCTTGAACTTCCACTCTTCCTCGCCGGCGACAGTTTGGAAGCGGAACTTGTACCACAGCGCCGTGTCGTTGTAGAACGCGTCGACAATCTGCGTCAGCTGAGTGTCATCTTTGTTCCACACGGCCGGGAAGCTAACGGAGCCGTCTTTGCGCCCGTAGATCTTCTTCTGCCATTCGCCATCGCCGCGTGACCACGAATTGATGATCGTCCGGTTGACGTCAAACGTAGCCTCTCGCGCTGCGCTGATTGCCGTGTACGTGCCGCCCTCGGTTGCACTGACGAGTAGCTCGCCAACGTCTCCACTCTTTGGGTCTGCCATGTCAGTCTCCTATCGAGGCGCGCTCTTGATGACCGCGATCGTGATTGAGTCGTCGGCATCCATGGTCAATTCCACGTTGCCGCTCGAATCGTTGAAAATTGCCGGGTCAAACGGCCCGAGCACGGCGATCTCGTCTTGGCCGATCGAGTATGCCGCTCCACTCTCGGTGACGAGTCCGCCGCTATCCTGGACCACCGTCGCCGTGCACGTATGTGCTCCAGTCCCCGCATTCCAGACTAGGATCAGAGTCTTCCCGTCGTTCGCAAACTCGTTCTCGAATGGGCTCGCCCCGCTCGCTGTCCAAACAATGTCCGCTGCTCCATTCTTGGTCAGCGTCTGCACAGGTAGTGTCGCCATGGTCTTGCTCCTCAGCAAATTGAGCCACGCCGCTCTCGACCAGCAAGCATGCGGCCCGGCGCGACAACGTTACACGACCAGGATAGTAGGACAACGTTCCACCATTTGGCAAACTTACGTCACCCTGGCCAAAAATCTCGATTGTTGTTTGCTCACTCAAAGTACACCGCCCTAGCGTTGAAGCTGTAGTTGTGCCGTCCGTCCCCATCCTCGCCCTGGTAGAACGGCGAGGCGTCAATCGACTTGACGTCGGTGTAGCCGGGCAAGCTGGCATTAGGCGTGTCGAGCAGCTTCAAGCACTCCCACGCCAAATCAAGCGCGCGCTCATGTCCGTTTGTGCGGCGAGGCCCGCGCACCCTGATCTGCAAGTGCACCGCGTATTGCCGCGTTCGGTTGCTTGACGACAGGAATCCGCTCGGACTCTCACCGCCGTATGCCGTGACAAACACCGCGAGCTCGTCTACCACACCGTCTTCCGTGGGTAGGTCGACGCAGTTGAACGCACTCCGGCCCTCGACAAGCGACTCGGTCGCGACGTTGGAAACAAGGTACCGCATGATGTCGCGGTCAGGACGCTTGTAGCCAATCGTCACTTGTCACCCCTTGGCGGGTTTTTCGGGTGCTTGCCGCCGCCCTTCCTGCGCCTGACTCCGGTCTTGTACGCCGCGCCGACGTTGCGCGCAATGATCTTCAGGATGTCGTTTTTCATCCGCAACAGCGGGCGCTCGAGAAACTTCGGCCCGGTGCCGGCCGTGGTCCAATTTGTGGCGGTGAACCGCTCGTGTACATACGGCGCGTATTGCGCTGAAAAGCCAAGCTCCGACTGTGGTTTCTCTAGGTGCTCAGGCTCAGTGACGTACTTTGTGTTGCGCAGCCAGCCTCCATGCTTAGACTTCGGCGTAACGCGCACGGCCGCAGTCATTACCTCCTCGGCCGCAAGATACACACCGGCCGCACCGGCGCGCATGGCTGCCTCGCCGTGCTTTTCCAGCTTGCGCAGCATCTTATCGACGCCCTCGAATTTGACGCTGACTCCGAGTCCACGAGCCATCACAGCACCACCATGTACTCAGTCCACGCGCCGCCTCGCACGGCAAGCGCCGGCGACGACTCGATCCGCTTTGGTACGTTTCCCTTGTCGACGTCGGTCTGGTCTTCGTCTGGCAGCCACACAATCGCGCCGACCGGTACAGCCGTATCCGTTAGCACGGTCGTCACAACGTCGCGAGTGCGGCCGTCTGCAGACGCGCTGTCCAAAACACCCGTCTCAACGCGGCATAGAAACGACACAGGCGTGCCGTACGTCGGCGCACCGGTGCCGCTGCGTGACTCAATCTCAGCATAGTGCGCCGTCTGACTGTACGTCTTGGCTATGGTCCGCGGGGTAGCCATCAGCTCACGTCGTATTCGTCCTCAGCCTGTAGCGTGCGCACGGGGCTTGACGTTCCGAATGCGTCGGTCATGCCAACCGTAAACGCAGACTGTCTGCGGTCAGAGTCCTGGTGCAGCGCCTCGATTTCATCGACCGACTGCCCGCCGACAAAGATGCTTGCCGACGTGCGCCCAGCCTTAGCCCGCAGTCGCTCGGCCATCGCGGCGTACTGCTTGCTCCGCTGGCTGGCGTATTCGTACGCCTTGCCGTTGCGCACGTCAACGTCAAGCGCAAACTTACTGGCAAGCGATTCGCAGACCACGGCTGCGGCCAGAGCAGGGCTTCCCTGGTCGGCAAGCGCCCAAGCAATTTCCTCGTCCGTCACGAGCGCAGTGTCCGAATCTGTGTCACCGCACAAAAACCGCACCTCGTCGCGCGTGTTGTCGCTCGGGTCGCCGCCGTAGGTCCAGGTCATTTGCGCCCCTTGCCACGCCGCTTTGCTGGCTGCGGCGTATCAGGAATGTACACCAACACAATCTCAAGACCGCGCACAGCAGCCTTGAGCCCGCGCCACCCGGCGGCCTCTGGCACGAGGTCGCCGGACTTGCGGTCGTCATCGGGGCCGGGCCTGTAATTAGGCCCGGCCATGTATCCGATTGCCATATTGATTATCAGGTGTCGGTTGCCAGGAACAGCATGCCGAGGTCGGCGGCGGTGATCTCAAAGTCGAACGCCTGCTCGATCTCGTAGATGTCCGCGCTGCGGTCCAGGCTGTAATACTCTTTGATGACCGCGCCAAACTCGTTGGCGCCGCCATTGAGAGTTGCCCAGGTGAACATACGGCCAGCGCTCGGCAGCATGGGGTTGGCGGCTGGGCTGACGTAGCACAGCAGCGCTCCGTCCTCGTCCGCCAGCTGAGCGGTGGTTGTGCTAGACGCAGACTCATTGCTGGTCACGTTGGTGACGGACATACGATAGACGTTATCCAGGCCCAACGCACTGGCAAGAGCGCTGTCGGTCACGGCCGGGTTGCTCAGCCCGCTGATGTGTTTGATGCGGTCAACCACCTGCTCGGCGTCCTGCAAGACGTCGTGTGTCTTCTGGCCGCACACCAAAGTGTTTGGCCGGAAGCCGGTCTTGGTCTCGATGTCGGACATCTTGTCGCGGATGTCGCTCACCGGAGTACCGCCGCTTGCGTCCCACTTGGTGCTTGGCGTGGTGTCGATCGCGCCAGTCCAAGTCGAGGTCGCGAAAAACGTCGACGCAAACTGAGACTCGCAGTTGAGCATGGCCTGCTGCATCAGGAATTCGGCGTGGAATCGACCGAGGTCGAAGTCGCTGGTCGCGTCGTCCTGGTTGGACTTGGCCATGAACTCGGCCCAAACCTCACACTCGTAAGTATTTGTCAGGTCGATGCCGTACGCGCCTTCAGCCGCAAAACCGCCAGGGGCGCGCTTCTGCATGTTGTTGCGCAGCCAGTATTCTTTGGTGAACACCGGGTAGTAACCGGTCTTCTTGCTGACCGGAGTCGTGCCGAAAACACGGTGGCCAACAAACTTGGCCATGTCCTGCGCGTAGACCTGCGCGACGTCCGTCAACAGTGGGTTGACGTACAGGTTGGAAGTCAGTGGTTGATTGGGCATCTCAATGCTCTCCTACAGCTTGGTGTACTCAAGCCACGCATCCCGCAAGTAGATGTCGTCGTTGGCATGAGTGCCTGGTTTGAGGGTTAGTGCCAGAGGCGCGTGCGCCGTGATGTCTGCGGCTGCCAGAGTCACGGTGTACTCTGCCTCGGTTGCGACTGCGAGCGCTGCGGTGTTGCCGCCGGCGTTTGAGTCGCCGGTGCCGACAAACGCGCCAACAGCGATAACGGCCGCAGTGTCGGTGTTGCTGCCCTTGGCGAGCTTCAAATGCACGGTCACATCCTGAGACGCGTCAAGGTCGCCAGGCAAGTGGTTGTGGCCAAACTGAGCCTCTGCCTCGTCGGTGGCAACCCACTTGATCTGCAGGCCCTTGTCGGCCGCGGCGCTGATCCGCTCAAGGATCGGCGTGCTGTCGCTGGCCATGATCCCGCCGTGACCGGCGAGGTTGGTGATGTCGTCGCTGTTGATCTCGCGCAAGCTGTCGAGCGGAAGATTGACGCGGCCGTACTTGGCCTCGCCCCCGCACTGCAGCGCAACGCTGATCTTCTCGCCAGCGCCGCTGGCTGCAAAGATCGCGTAACCCAACACGCGGCCACCGTCCGCTGCGGTGATGCAGCGACCAACCGAGTCGGTCATGACTGCGGCACCGGCCGCAACAGCAGCACCGGCCTCAACCTTGGCGACGCCGCGGTACGCAACGTTTGCGGCGTCGCCGGCGGTGTCTGGCGCGTCGGTCAAAACACCGACCGCATTCATGCCCTGCGTGGCGCAGTACGACACCTTTTTGGCGGCTGCCAGGTAGACGAATCGATGCTGGTACGAGCTCAGGTCTGCATTAGCCTGCAGCCCGCCGAGCATCCCGATGTCAGAAGTCCAAGCGGCGGTCATTGACTAGCCCCTTTCTTTTGCGAGCTCAGCGTAGAGCTCAGGGTTTTGCTTCACGGCGCGGATGCGAGCCCTCGCAGCGTCGAGTTTCGGGTCGGCCGCCATGAGCGCCTTGGCCGCTTCCTCGAGCCTGGCCTTGCCCTCGCTCACTGCGGAGCCGCGCGTACCGACGGTCTTGAGCGCTTCGCTCTGAGCAACGGCCTTGGAGCTGGCCTCGAGCGTCGCAAACAGCGCCTCGGCTGCCTCTGCACTCTGGCTCTTCTCGGTGCCGTAGAGCAGCTCAGCCAAGTCCTCAGTCGTGCTGCCTGGCACATGGGCCAGCGACTTCTCTGCGCGGGCTTGCCAAATTTCCTTGGCGCGCTTGGCAGCGAGTTCTTGCAGTGCGTCGGAGGTTGCCTTGTTTTCCTTCTCCAGCGCTGCGATCTTGTCGGCCTGGGCCTTGAGCGCAAGCTCGTAGTCCTTAGCGGCCTTGGTTTCGGCTTCCATGTCTTTTGCTTTCTCGGCCGGCACTTCCGGCGCAGCGGCTGGCTCGGCAACCTCTTGGGCTTCCGGCTCGCCAAACGTGATTCGAGCACCGGCGAGCTCATCCTGATACGCGTCAACGATCCGGGTGAGTGCGGTGGCAACGGTGCGGCCCTGCTTCGACATACCCTTCGGTAGGTTCAAGGCCTTCTCTGCCGGGCACGGTGTTTCCAATGCCGCGGCGAAACCTTCGACGTCAATCTTAGGCACGGTGGTTTCTCCTGATTCAGACTTGGTCACTGGATACCGGGGCTTTTTGTTGGCGCCCGCATCAACAGCGCTGACCTCGTCGACCTCAAAATGGCGCACGCGTCTTGGCATGCGATTGCTTTCTTGCTTGGTTGTTTAACCCGCTTTGATCGCGAGCGCTCAGGCGCATTGGATCGCGCCGTGTTCTGGCCAGCCTATTTGTCTGTTGATTGGTTTGTCAAGTGTTTGTTTGCTGGGCTAGTTCCACAACAGTGACCTCAGGCATCTCCGACTCTGGCATGTCCTCTCGAGTCAGCATGCCGCCAGGCGAGAACGCGTTGATCTTTCCGTCGAGGTACGCTTGCCATAGAGACTCAGGCAAATACACGCCGAGCCACCATGATCCGCTGTGGGCATAGCTGTCGCCGAATGGCCTGCGCCAGATAGAGTGCGGCTCGCCGTCCATTGCGGCTCGGTAGTCTTCTGGCGTGGGGTACTGCTCGACCCACGACTCAACAACCTCTGCGTCGTACGCAACGCCCATGTGCTGGATTCCAACAACGCGGCTGCGGCAGAGATAAGCATGCGCCGCCCCCTGCACGGCCTTAGGGTCAACCCAGTCGTCGTGTGCATCCGCCTCCGGCGAGCCCGTGTTGCCGTATGGGTCGAGCACTGCGCCGTATACGATCTGCAATGCGTCAGACTTTGTCGCGCGCACCGGGTTGTCGCGCAATGCCGCACGCAGCTTGCGTGCCTTGCGGGCCATTTGCCCGGTATCGCCAAGCTTACGGACTGCGGCGGGATGCGGCGCGCGGATATCAGCCATGCCACCAAGTGCACGCGCAGCATCCCGCCCAAGCGCCACCACGACACGCGGCCGGCGCTTTTCGATCTGCTCTAGCAAGTCCTCCGACAGCACAGCGAGCGACACGTCGGACCGGCGCAGCCCGGCCGGCTCCAGCAGCGTGCTGTACAGCGCGCGCCCATCGGCGCCGCTGAATGGCTCGCCTGTAGCGATGTCGTCTCTGCTGGCGACGCTGCCGACTAGCAGCGCCTGCGCGCCTTCGTTCCAAACTGCGTCAACCATACTCACCTCAAAAGACGCGCGCCGTGGTGGGATGGGTTTGCCGCAGGAGGGGACGGCCAGGAGGCCACGGCGCGCGTCAATGCTAGGTTACTTGGTTGGTTGGGTTGTGTCAAAGTTAGCTAATCTATCCAGCAACCGACGCGCCGCCGCTTCGCCCTTTGCTGGCGCCGCTTTGCATTCTTCGCAGCCGCACTGTGGCGGGTTGTTCAATCGGATGAATTCGGCGTCGTATACCAACAATGCGCCTGCGTCCCACGCGCGCGCGGCTGCGTGTTCGCATGTGTAGCGGCCGCATGACGTGCTTAGCTTCTTGCCTACGGAACGGAAGATCCGCGCGTGATACTTGCCTCCGTCCTTACTGTAGCAGGAGACTCCCCTGTATTTCCCTTTATGGCTACCCTTGTTGGCCATGTTTTGCCTCTGGGTGCAGACGCGCAGGTTCGATTTGCGGTTATCCAGGCCGTCACCATTGACGTGATCCACCTGCTCTCCGACCCGCGCTTTAGCTACCACCCTGTGAAGCAATACCCATACGTGCCCACTGTCATCCGTCCGTGACAACCTCTGGCAATAGCACGTTCTTTTGCTACTGTGCGCGTGCCACCTATTCTCACGAATCGCCAGCCACGTGTCATAGTCGACAACGCCCCACCGGCCAAGCGTCAACTTCATGTAGACGCCGCTTGGTCTGATAACAGCCTCATTCGGCCACCTGGCATCAATCATTCGAACAACCCCAACTGTGGCTTGGTTGATGGGTCCGCCTGATTAAGGTTCGCTACCGCCTGTTGCCAGTAGGACCGCTTCAACTCGACGCCAACGAACCGCCGTCCCTTGCTCACGGCAACATACCCCTCGCTTCCGATTCCGCCAAACGGACTCAGCACCGAATCACCAGGAGCGCTCCACAGGTCTATTCCGCGCTCGATCACCTGTAGCTGCAGAGGGCAGATATGCCGCTCATCATCCTCTTCGCGCGCGCTCCTGTGCTGCAGTGTCTGACTTGGGTTAATGTCCGTCCAAACGGGAGAAGCGTACCGCTGCCATACCTCGACGGGGAATTCATCGTGCGTGTGGCTTACCGGTGCCGCGTTTTTTCCTGGCTTGCGCATTGTGACGAGATAGTCCGGGATGCCTTGCCGGCTCATCGCTGAGTCTTTCCTTAGTTGCTTCCACAGCAGCCCGAGCGCCTTTGTGCGTTGCATCGCCGTAACTGGGTCTTTCCAGATGCAAACCTCGCTATGGTAAATCCATCCGGCGCCCTCAAATGCACGAATCATCTCGCCGCGAAAGTCGCGGATGCCGATGTACCCGTGGTGGAATTTCGACGTCGGAAGGTTCATGCAGTGGAATGAAAGTAGCCGACCCGGCATGGTCACACGATACAGCTCCGTGATTAGAAATCTGAAGTGATCGTAGAACTCATCGTTGGTCTTACAGTTGCCCATGTCTCGGTCGCTGTTGCTGTATGTGTAAAGCGATGCAAACGGCGGGCTGAATATCGTGTATCCTATCGAATCGTCGTGGAGACTTCTTGTTTCTTCGACGCAATCTCCTAGCCTCATTTCCCACATGTCGCCGGTCGCAACTTCTGTTTCGTACTCCGACACGTCCCTGCTGGCGCCTCGTATCTCGCCACGCACGATATCGTTCGTCTTGCTCGTCATCTCTTGCGACATTCGCTCAGCGTCCCTTTCTTTCCGGTTCAGATTCTCAATCACCGCGCCCTCCATATCGGCGCTGATTCTGTAGACGTCTACCGGGTTCTTTTGCCCAAACCTCCAGCACCTGCGTACTGCCTGATAGTAGCCCTCCCACGAATCATTCATCCCGACAAATGCCATATTGCTGCAGCATTGCAGGTTAAGGCCAAAGCCGAAGATAGAACTCTTGCTCACCAGTACGCGAATATCACCAGCCAGGAAGTCTACGATTGCCTGCTCCTTTTTCTCGCGCGAATCGCTACCTCGGATCTCAACAGCCCCGCTGATTGTCTTTCGGCACGCCTCAGATTCCGCATTTAGGTTGCACCACACAATCCACTGGCCGTCTTGCCCATTCACTATATCGGCGCACTTCTCAACTCGAGCAGATGTTGAGTCTCTCCGTGCTCTAATTCTCTCCTGCAGCGTAGCAGCTGGTTCGGCAAATAGCTGGCCATCCTTTGCGTCTGATTCTGTCTCGACGACTACATCGTGGACTCTCAGCGGCGGAAGGATAAAACCATCGTCGCTGTACCCTAGATCTGACGGGCTCTTCACCATCGCGGCCCATGAGCACATCCACTCCCAGAACCTTGACTGAGCGTGTCCCTTTAGCCTCCATTTCTGCGTCTCGCCGCCGTCGTGCACGAAGAACATAGACAGCATCTCTGAACGAGACATAGCACCAATAAACTCGGAGTGATTGCCTAGCTCCATATGGTCGTTAGGCGCTGGAGTCGCTGTGCAGGCTAGCTTATACGCCGTTTCCGCGAATGTCTCTATTATGAGGCCCCTGGTCTTACCGTCGTACGCCTTCAAGATCGACGACTCGTCCAGTACAACGCCGACAAACTCCGATGCGTCGAAGTGTTCCAGCATCTCATAGTTTGCAACCGTAATGCCGTCCGTTACGTCTGACTGGCTGCGACGATAGCAGACATTCGGAATGCCAAACTTTACGGCCTCGCGTACGGTTTGCGGCGCTACTGCCAGCGGAGCCAAGATTAGTACTTTGCCTCCGGATTGCTCGCAAACCCGGCGAGCCCACTCCAGCTGCATCGCCGTCTTTCCCAGTCCTGTATCGCAAAACAGAGCCGCACGGCCACGCCGCAATGCCCAGCGAACTATGTCGGCCTGAAACGGGAACAGCTTTTGATTGAGCTCTCCGGCGTCAAATCCGGTCGGAATGTCCTTGATTGCCTTGCGCTCCAGGAAGCGCTCGTATGCATCCATCCGTTTTCCTCCTGAGCCCGGATAGTAACATATATGCAATAATAGTCAAGTCGCAGACTTGTGTTGCACAAGCCCATCAAACCGGTCAAAAAACAGCGCCGCCTCTTCGCGCCAGGACCAGACGTCAACCGGGCCATACCAGTGCTCGACCTCTTTCGCTATGCGCGTTCCGATGCCTTGTCGCCTGTGCGATGCGCGCACGTAAAACGCAGCCCTTGGCCTCAACCCTGGCCAAAATACCAGCGCCCACCCTAGCACCATGCGGCGGTCCTCTGCCACAACGACGCGGCCCTTGAGCTCGCCACGCCTGCATTGACGCAGCCGCCCGAGCATTGTCCCGTCGCCTCGCATGTTGAGCGAAGCCAATGCCTTGTATTCATGGGCCGACAGGTCTTGTACCTGTGCGCGGTATATCAGCATGGCTACCTCGCACGAATAGGGTGCAACGCCTCAGCGCAACGACAAGACGGGTGTTTCGCTGGCCCGTCCGATCCGTCCATGTACTGGCCAAACAGCGGCGCGCGTGTCCTGTCGAGAAGCGCACACTCAGGGCACGCCTTGCCGTCCGCGACCCACTCGCGCTCGGCGTCAAACCCTAGCCTCGTCGCTCGGTCGCGCCAGGTCTGGCGCTGAGAAAACGCCTCGGCGTTGATCATTTCGGTACGCGCAATGTTTTCGGCCCGGCGCTTCACGAGTTTGGCGCGGTACCTGTCAACTGCCTTGTTGAGTTTTGCACCAGACAGGCCGGCGTCAGCCTGGGCGGCGCGGAAACGCTCGACCATAGCCTCGTTGTACGGCCCACGGTTGCCTGGCAGCACGCCGACGCTCTGCCTAATGTCGCGCGCGATCGTCGTCGGGTGTATGCCAGTATCAATGCCGCGCTGAATCTGCGACCGTATCAGCCTGCGCTGCGCAACGGCAACGTCCTGATACACGAGCCGAGTCGCCTCGGCCTGCACGTACGTCGTCGCAGCCATAATCCTGTCAGGGTCAACGTAGTCGCCGGCGTAGACGGCTGTCTCGCCAACGTACGCAATAGGCTCTTCACCAGGCTCCGCTTTGCCAGCCGCCCGTAGCTCGGTCGCAAATGCCTTGTCGAAAACCTTGTCCGCCTCGTCTGCAGACTCTTGCCAGACGCCGAGCATTGCCTTTGCGACACGTCCCTCGAGGTCGCGGTACGCCTGCTCGCCTCGCTCATCGTGTACCGCCACGCCTTCGCCGGGCGTGAGCACTCGCCGCATTGGTGCCTCGATAGCCTTGCCGAGCTCGTCAGCCCACCCGCGAAAGGCCTTGTCGACTGCGTCTGCGTAGCTGTCCGCAATCTGATACGCACGCACGACTTCGAGCGGCGCGGTCCTGAGCGTTACCCACGGCTGACGTGGCATCTACTCGTCCAACGCCGGCGGGGTTAGACCGGCGAGCTCAGTCAATTCGCGCTGCGTCTCAGGTCTTGTTAGGTCAACGCCAACCCCAGAGATTGCGGTCAAAAATTTCGACAGCCGCTCGAGGTCAATCTTCTCAATGTCTGTGTGGACTAACTCGGGCCACAGCGCGCGCGGGACTTTGTTGATGCGCATCAGCGGGTTGATTAGCTGCGCCTGCAACGTTCGCCGCAGGTTGCTAAGAATTGCTGACAACGCAAGCGTGAATAGGTTTGTGGCGCTGTCCGCAAGCGCAAATGACCCGTGCTCATTAACTCCGAATTGCAGGAACTGGGCGAGGCACGCCATGAGTATGCTTGCCTGGTAATACTTCTTGACCTTGTCCGTGTCGTACAGCTTGCGCGAAGTCTCACCGCCGTACTGCCGCAGCCGGAATCCACTGTACGTGCCGTCCGGGTTTCTCTCCGGCGGCGTGATCGCATACAGTGCTTCGCTTTGCCGCATATCTGCCAACATGCCCTTGATCGCCGCAAGCGCCTGCGACTGCGAGCTGCCTGTGCTGGCCGTCAAATACTCGAGCGGCACCTCCATATGAGGCATACCGGTGGCGTCGCGCTCAATGCCGACGGCCTCCATTTCTTCGATGCGTTTCAGGAAGTACCACGCCCGATAGCCAGACCGGAACCCGCTGCGTCCCTCTGGGTTGTTTTTGGTCTTGTCGAGCCGGAAGTGCACGCATTTCTCCAGCGGGACAATTGCGCGTGTGCGCCCGGCGGTTGAGCCGGTGACAAACTGCTCGAACGCAACCGGACGGTCGCCGTCAAAGATCCATTGCCAAATTGAGTCTTGGCCTCGCAGGTCAATGCATCGCCATCCGTAGCGGCCGTCGTTGTAGTCGCTCCGCAGGGAGTCGTCCTCCTGCTCAGGTCCCTTGCGCAGTTTGTACGTAACCTCTGACTCGGCGTGCCCAAAGATGTACGCCGTCGCCTGCTCGCCGACCATGTCTTTCCAATGGTGGCTCATATCGGACATACACGATTCAACAAACGCCGCCTCGGCATACGCAATGTTGGACTCGTCTGCCGGCTTGAGTCGCCAATCAGGCGCCAACATCAGCGTACGCACGACAGACCAAATTCCGCCAGCTGGCGCGCAGTTGTCAACCATCTCGCGAAAAGCGATCGCGCCCTTGCGCCCGTGCAGCGAGCGCAGTACGTCCTCTGTTACGCTGCCTCCGGACCTACTTAGGCCCGACAGCCCTGCGATTGCTGTTGGCTCTGGCTTGGGAGTTTCCATTAGCGCAGTCTAGTCCATCCATGCAGCATTGGGCAAGGTTACAGCGTGCCTGGCTCAGGCCCAACTACAATCGGCTGTAGCGCGTTCCACTCGCACTCGTTCTGATCGTTGTAGTTTTCGTTGACGCGCGCAACCTCGTTCCATGCGCGCGTGTGGCTGTGGTCTCCGTCGGGGTCCTGCTGCTCGAGGTACAGCAGTGGGTGCATTAGCTCGTGCGCAAGCGCGCCAAGGTTGAGGCACGGCCTCCACCACACCCACGTCCTGAAATGCACGCGGTCCTTTACTCGGGTAGACCTGGCGTAGCCCCAGACTTTCTTGCCGTCTAGCACCGGCACGTCGCCCTGAAAATGGATCGCTCCAGTGATCTCGTCGTTGTGGTGGCCTGACAGCACGGCGTCAATGATTAGTGCCATTTCCTCTGGCTCGTAGCAGAGCCCGTCGTGGCAAAAGATGTTAATTCCGCGGTAATGGTAGTCCGGGCCGCAGCCTTGCGACAGCGCCGCAGCGACTGCGATTGATGCGATGCACAGGGCCCTTGAAATTGTTCGTTCCATGTAAAATTCCTCCTGAGACAAACCATACCACGGCTGGAGATAAGCGCAAGCCCCCTATCGAGGCACGACTGCGCCCCCCATCGCAACCACCGGCACCCAGTCCGTCGGCGCGGCCACTGACCTCGACAGTCTGGTAAGGCAGTGGCTTGTCGCGTCAACCTGGTCATCGCTTCGCCCGGCAGGGAACGTAACCAGCTCCTCGACGTAGTCATCGACCCATGGCGCGCTATGCGGCACGTAGACTTGGCCAGCCTCGAATAGAGGGGACACGGCGTCTAGGCGGATGATCTTGCTGCCCTTCGCCGGAACCAAAACCAGCCCAGGCACGTCGCCTTTTAGGTCGTCAACAAGCGGCCTACCGCTGGCCGCGTCCTCAATCAACACAGCCTCGCAGCTTGGCCAGCGCTCGCGCAGGCATTTGACCCGGCGCTTGTTTTCGCCGTGTCCCCAGCGCCCGCGCACAACCTCCAGCAAGTAATACTTTGACCCAACCGCACCAAAGCAAACGCCGCAGACGTAGCTCGCGGCTGCGCTCTTTGCCCGACCGCCAAAGTTAAGGTCCCACGCCTGCATGATGCGCATATCCGCCACAGGCGGCAGCGAATGGTAGCGCTGGATATTGGCTCGCTTGATTATCTCTCCGGCCTCTGAGCTTGGGCGTTGTTGGTACAGCGCCGAGAATATCCGGCCGCTGCGCGCCTTCTCTGCCTCGAGTTCATCAGCCGGCATGACGTCTGGCCATAGCGCCTCGCCGATATCACGCGGGTCCTCTGGCGACTGGTCACGGTCCTGTAACGCCGGGAACTCCAGGTGCACCCACTCCTCGTCGTTCAGCATTCTGGAATATGGATCGTCATGGTGCCACCGTGTGCCTATGACCCCAATCGGCACATCGGCATGTGCACGCCTGGTGCGTATGTCGGCCCTAACCCAATTCCACGCGCGGTCGCGAGCTGTGGCGCTGTATGCCTCTTCCATATTGCGCATGATGTCATCAAGCAGTATCACGTCGCCACGGAAGCCGGCAACGCCTACCCCAACGCCTACCCCGAGGTACATGCCGAGCGTGGCGCCACCGAAAACATTGAAGTGTGCCGCCTCGTTGATGACTGACTTGTCACGCGGCGTCGGCGCCCGTGCCGCAAACGGATACTCGACCTCGGACATGATACGCTTGACGTCGCGCGACATCTCTTTGGCTAGCTTGACCGTGTGGCTCCCGCCAAGTATGCGTGTGGTTGGGTCGAGACCTAGGACGTATGCCGGGAAATACCTACTGGTATACTCTGATTTACCGTGTCCAGGTGGGAGATTTACCATCAGGCGCTTGATCTCTCCGCGCGCCAGGCTGGTAAGTGCGTCGCACAGCTGGACATGAAACGGCTGAAACACATAGTCAGGCCGCATGAGCCGGACGAACTCAAGCAGATTCGGCGGCTCGTCGTTGCGCCCTACTCCGCTCGCGCCGAAGTACGGCCCCAAGCTACTCCTCAGATTCCGCATCGTCGTCCTGCGCGCCGTCGCGTATTGCGAGCTCAATCTGTATCAGGTCTGGCAGCGCCCGGATGACGGCAGCGCTCGGCTTGTGCTGCGGCGGCACGTAGACCTCTGCGCTCGGGTTGCGTTTCATTTTCGCGAACGCCTCGTCGCGCTCGCGGTTGTTTCTGTACCACGACTCTGCGTCAGCCGTTATTGCCCTGTGCAGCTTGCTGGCCAACTGCGACATGCGCCTGCGGCTGCGGTCAGCATCAACCTTGGCGCTGCCTGAGTTGACAAAGCACAGCGGGTCGTCGTCAAGTTGCGGGATCGGGTCGGCCGATCGCGCGAATGAGTCCGCCCTGTCTTGCCACACGTTGTTCTCGGCCAGAGCTGTCAGGTGTTTCGCGCTTCTGCCCGTTGCGTGGCTGGCTGCCTCAATCGGCGCTTTGCTACCAGTCGCGCACGCCCGCAGGTAAGACAAAAAGTACGAATAGTCGTCCGTAGACTCGAAGTCCTGTCTTGCCCACGGTGGTACGCAGCTGGAGAGGATCATTTTGGTTTCTCCTCTGGCTCAAAGCACTCGCAGTTTTTTCCGTAGTCCGACCCAGTAACCGACGTCGTGTCAAACCACTCTGGCGTGATGACGGAATCCTCCCACAGACAAGCGCCAGAAGATTCGTCCCATAGCCGACAGTTGCCACATCGACGCTGACTGCCCGCTAGGACTTCCGACGAGGGCACATCACGTGCCGCGCTGAACCCAGCCTCAGTGCTTATGTCAACGGTAACTCTTTGTTGATACGAACGCTCCACAACGCCCTTGTACCACCTGTCGCCCATTTTGACCAAAACGGCGTTGCCTGGTTTGTACGTCATCCCTCATCCTCCAAGCAGTTGCACCAATACAGCCCGCACAGGTCGCAGGGTATCCCGCCGCTCGCCTCGCCACGCTCCTCTGGCGACAGCGCTGCATACAGCATAGCCAAAGCCAGGCACCCGGCATGGCCCTCACTCTTTGCCTGCTCGATGCAAAAGGCCACACTGTCATCGTCGAGGTTTTGGTCTTCCACTACGATGTGCAGACAGCAGCCACCTTCGCCGTAAGGCAGCGAGCGGAGGCGCTCGGTTAGTTGCTTCGCCCGTTCAACCTTGCTCATCGCCGCCACTCATCCTCAATCAGGTCGCCAATGGCCCGCTCGATCTCCAACAGCCGCGCAACGGTCGTCTCGCCTGGCAGCGACTCAACCAGATACGCGCGCAGCTTGTGGTGCCGGCGCTTTTTCTCGGCCTCGTCAGAGTGTCCTCTGTTGCAGCCTCCGCCGCAGCAGTTGCGTTCGTCGTCTAATGGGTCCAACGCGTCGAGGCACAGCCTTGGCGGCTCCTCCTCGTGGTCCATCCTAGACGGGCCGTCGTCGTCGTCTGCCGCTTCCCACATATCCAAACAGCAGCACACGCTGCATGGCTCTTCTTCCTCGGACAGGTCCACGTACTTGCACGTCTCGCAGTCGAGCTCGTCGTCATCCACCATAGCCACACCCATTCCACTTACACTCTCGTTCTCGCTCATCCGTTTCCTCCAAATCCGAGGCCAGTCAGCAACCGGACCGCCTCTTGTTTCGTGCGCACAACAGCGCAGACCCAACCTTCGCCTTGCATCATATCTAGCCACGACGACTGCTCCGGTCGCAGCCGTCCCTTTGCCGACTTGAGTTCGAGCGCCACGCCACGTACATCTGGCGCCGCCGGGCAGCGCTCGAGTATTAGCAGGTCAGCGACGCCTGGTTGCATCCCCGCCCGATTTGCGATTGCGGCCTGCGCCGCATTGCGCACGTGCTCATTCGCCACGTGTATCGGCCTGAGCCCGCGCCTGCGGCACCATGCTACGATCGTCTCCTGTAGTCGCGCCTCCTCTCTGTTCATTTGTCGAGCGCCCTGATGAGCAGCATCGTCGCCACAGCGGTCGGCGTCGACCCTCGCCGCTCTGCCTCGGCGTGCAGTTCCTGATACTGCTCGACTGTCAGTCGGACCGTGAGCGCCTGTTTTTGCGGCCCCGGCTTTCGCCCGCGCTTAGCCATGACTAGCCTCCCATTCGTACCGCACGCGCCCGTCAAAGCGTAGGGCGTAGAGCCCGGGACCGTGCTGCTCTGCGTCCTGTTTGACCAACTTGGCGATCCACTTGTCGCTGGGCCTGTGCGTCAAAGCCGCGACCGTCCGGCCGTCTGTAGTGATCTTCCAACGTCGTCTCATGTAACCTCCTGTGATGGGCACCAGTATGCCACGTGCCATCAATTTGTGCAAGCCCTGCGCTATTATATAGTTGCAGGTATTGTGCCAATGTCGATTGCAAAAAAACGACACGGGATGTCTTTTTTGCTTGCGCAAATATCCGCAGTATGGGATAACAGAATCAGGAGGAACGAACATGAACAACGACACAACTTACACGATCCGGTTTACGCGCGAAAACGGCGACACGATGTGGGAGGGCGCTGGCTCCATCGAGCTCGCCGAAGAGACGGCGCGTAAATGGGCCCGCGACTGGGACAAGGTGGAGATAACACAAGGCGGCGAAGTTGTCGCCACCTGGCACGACGGGGATAGAACCTGCTAGAGCAACAGCCACGGCCCGCCTCAGGCGGGCCTTCGGCGGTAGGAGGAACGACATGTGGACACGACGGGTCAAGGACATCTCAGGCACCTACAAACCAATACACTGCGCAGCGAGCACGCTGTCGGCGCGACACGCAGCGCTGCAGCTGTACCGTCTCGGCTGCCCGCTCGAGTATCTGCAATTCCAACGTCTGCGCAACGACCGGTGGGAGGACTACGGCCGCGGCATGGCCGCTGCCGACCACGTCGTCGACTGCCTCGGCGCCGGCCCGGTTGTGGCGCCGTGATCGCCTACACGGTCGAGGAGTCGCTGAGCGGCCTGTGGGAGGTCTGGCTGACGCAGGACGGTGAGCGACCGCACAGCGTGGCATGCCGGCGATCGCACAACGCTGCCGTTGAGCTCGCGCTTGAGCTCGCCAGGCTGGCCATGGACTCGTTTCAGTCGGTCGAGGTCTACGATGGCTCGAAAAAAATACTAGAGTTTTCGCCGGGTTAAGAGCGTGCCCTCGCTCGAGATGGGCCCGGCGGTAGGGTAGCGACCCTCGCTCGGCTGGCCCACGAGACGGGCCACCTTCAATTGTGCGTAATTGCTGGGCTTTTGTCTCGGCAAAAAAAACGCTTTCACTGTGCTTTTTATGCTTGCGGCAATTGGTTGGGTGTGCCAGTATAAGTCTTAGGAGGAAACGGACATGACGAAAAAAGCAGAAACATTCGAAGTCCACTGGTTTGGCCCGCTGGTCTACACCCCGGCAACAATCCCAATTGGCACAAAGCGCTATGCGGTCCACGCAACGCGCGACGCAGAAATCACACGGCCTGTCGGCCTGTGGCGCTTCCCGCAAATCCTGACAATCGCAGAAGCTCGCTAACAGGAGAATCCAATGCAGACACGAATCACGATCTCGAGCTGGTGCGGAACACACCAGGCTACACAAACGGCCGACACTGGCAACGGCCCGTCCCTGGCGCTCGCAGCCGCTGCCCTGCTTGCTGCGGCGTACGTCACGCACTCGATGCGTGACGACGACGTCATGTGCTGCAGGGGCCATGTGACCGTGACGTCCGGCGGGTCGTGCACAGCGGCCGGCACAACGCTCGCCGTACCGCTCGACTCACGCGACTGTTGCCGAGACGCAATGCACCTTGCCGCCGAGTTGGCCAACCGTCTCACCGGCGAGGTGTCGCCATGACTCGCCTCACGCTCGCCCCGCGCGAAATCGGCGCCCGCCTGAGCCACGTCGACGTCCACCACGGCTGCGTGACCGACCCGAGCGGGCGCATAGTCGGGCTGTTTGACGACGGCGTCGTTACGCTCGAGCGCACGGCCGAGGCCGCCCTCGCGCCGGCGGACCTGTCAGGCCACCAGGTTGACGTGCTCGAGCCGGGCCAGGCGCCTAGGCGCTGCGCCATGGTGCGAGATGTCCTGTACTGTCGCGGCAAGGCCACCTACTGGTTGGACGACGGGATCCTGTGGAGCGACAAAAAACCGTTGCCTGGCGCGCGGTTGCGGAGGCTGCAACCTACAACCAAATAGGCAAAATAATGCTTGCGGAAATAGTCGCAGTATGGGATAACAGAATCAGGAGGCAATCATGTGCGACAACGGAGACTGCGAAAACTGCATCGAACTAGGGACACTAGCCGGAGCGTACTACAAGCGCTTCGACTCAATTCAGGACGCGATCGCGTTCCGCAAGGCGATGCACTGCAGAACCGACCTGCCGGGCTACGTCGCCCTGGCGCGCGGCGGGTCCGAGCCGTCGCTCGCGTACTGGTGCTGGCTGATAGTCCAGCACGCAGAGGCGCCTCGGTGCAGCTGCTGCGGCAGGTTCGAGCTAGACATGTACCATTGCGACTGCTGCGACAAGCCCGCGTGCTCGCGGTGCCTTGGCACTGGCGGCGCATACGGGCTAGAGACGACTTACTGCGAGGAGTGCACCGATGGTTAAGTACCAAACCTCAGTAGACGGCTCCCTTAGAGACCTCAACGTCCCGCATCAATACATGGCCGAGTCAATCTGCCAGCGCCTGTCTGGCGTACTTGCCGACACGTTCGGTAGAGTGGGGTGGGATTCGCCCGTGGTAGAGCTATATGGCGACGGGCGTTTTCTCGGCTCATGGCAACGCGGAGTCGAGCTCGCCGGCCCTGATGCGTAAAAACCGCACTGTGTCTGGCCCGGCTCTTGGGTCTCCAGCAACCTCGGCCATCAGCCCGTGCATCGTATGCGGACACCCAAGCGCATGGCACAGCTCATGCCGCACAACGCATTGCCGGTGCTCTGGTCGCAGCGTCTCTCGTATCTCAATTAGCGACCCGTCAAGGCACCCCACTCCTGACCCGTAGTGCAGGCCTCCTGTGTGAGTTGTCGCCGACACGTCAAAGTGGTCCGGCTCGCCGATACGCACCAGGGCAAGCCCATACGGTTGTCCGCTCGTGCCAATGTGCCTCACGCCGCGGTAGCGCAGCAGCCGCGCGCCTGCGACGTGGTTGAGGTAGAGCACGGCATCGGCGGTGTGCTCTCGTAGCCAGTCAGGTTGCCCGTCCTGCACTACAACCCATACCGGGTACGCGCACGGCCGCTCGTATCGGCTCGCCGCTGGCCCGGCGCAGCCGCACAGCGCAAGCGCGAAGAACAGCAGGAACGCCAGCACCAGGACGGCGAATGCTACTCGGCCTGTGTCGATCACGTCCCAGTGCTCCCAAACCCGCCACCTCCGCGGGACGTTTCGGTTAGCTCGTCCGTCTCGATCAGCTCCGTGTATGGCACGCGTTGGAACACGATCTGCGCGATGCGGTTGCCGGGCGCGATTTGGCACAGGCTGGAGCCGTGGTTGCGCAGCAGGACGCAGACCTCGCCGCGATAGTCGCTGTCGATCGTCCCCGGCGAATTCGCCGCGACAACCCCATACCGAGCAAGCCCGCTCCTGCTTCTGATCTGCCCCTCCCACCCTTCCGGTATCTCAAGCCTGATTCCCGTGCGGACCTTTACGCACCCGCCCGGATTGACGCCGACGTGCTCAATCGCCACAAGGTCATAGCCCGAGCTTCCCTCTGTCGCCTTCTGCGGCATAACCGCGCCGTCATCGAGTTTCACTTTGATTTGCATGCTTCCTCCGCGGCGGCGATTGCCGCCTCTCGTGTCTCACAAACCCCACGCGCCAGAGTCTTCCCGCCATTCGTTGTCGACACTACCCAGCGCCACCCGTCCCACCACGCCCAAACATCTGCGTCAATGCCGCGCTTCGCGTCATGCGCGAAGTTGGCGGCCATCTTTGCGTTCCACTTTAGCACGTCAGATACTCCTGTAATCTGCCAGCAAGGCGCTTGTGGTGGTACTCCTCTACCTCCGCGAGCACGGCTGAAATGCGCTCGTCGTCAACGCGCTCAAACAGCAGCTCGATCCCAAGCTCACGCACCTGCACGCACTGACCGTTGTACTCATCGTAGTAGGCCGAGGCCTCGATCGTCTGCCAGCCGAAAGTCCACACGCCGTCGATGTGTGTCCACCCCTGTGGTGGCGTTTTCTGTGCTGCCTGGATTGCCAGGTCTAGGATTTGAAGCTCTAGGGTTGTTCGGTTCACTTCGGGACCCCCAGCAGGTCAAGGATCTTCTTTGACTCATCGGCGGCCATCTTTGCCAGCCGCAGCGCCTCGATCTTCTCAGCTCGCTCGCGCTCCAGCCAAGTGTCGAGCCTGTGCAGCGCTGCCCTAAGCAGTCGCACTTCGGCGCGCAGTTGGTCGTTCTCTTCCTGTAGCTCCTCTGGCGTCATTTCGTATCCTCCGCCGGGTAGAAGTTGGTGCCAAGGTTCCATTCGCCCATACGCAATGAGTCACCGGTGCCATAATATGTCCACCCAAAGCGGTTATCCCAAACAACAGCAGCTTCGCGCACGGACACAGCCCGCGTAATCCCCTCCGCGCGCAGGTCTTCTAGTTTGCGTGGCTCGACTTTGATGCGGAATCTGTACGTTGCCGCAGCGTCAAGCTTCGGCGGGACATCGGACCACGACCTCCAGCAGCAGCCGGCGACAGACCATTCCACGTCACCGTGCGTGATCTGGCGTTCCACCGCCCACTTGGCGCCCTCAGTTCCTGACTTCTCGATGTGCTTCATTCCGCACCCTCCTTTTTAGCCAGCCGTTTGCAGATAGCCAGCAGCGCCTCGGCCGGCCTCAACTCAGTCACCCTGGTGAATTTCCCACTCATGGCGTTAACTCCGTGATACATGCGCAGGATCCTCCCACCGTGCGTCGGCACGCCGGCCTTGCGGGCAAGGTCGTACAACTCCTCCTGTTTGCAGTCGCCTGGCGCAGTCAGAGCCCAGCCCCTGTCGCCGTATGCTGTCTGCCTGTGCTCTTCGAGAGTGTATCCGCCTCCCGTATCGACGATCCGCAAGCTGCCCTGCTGCAGTGCTACTCTTGGCATGTTGTTCTCCTAGTCCAGACAATACCACGCTGGCAGATTAACGCAATAGCCTGGCACGACTCGGCCGCTGGCCCACATCTGCCTGGCGGCTGGCATCCTGCGCGACGTGGTGTACGAGCCGCAGTTCATGCAGTGGATCACGTGCCAGCCCTGCTCATCTCTTGCAATGGCCGGCCCGCCGCACACGTGGCATGCCGGCGGCTCACCGTGGCCGTACACAATCCACCAATTGGTGGTGTCGTCTACAAGGGACGGCCTGCGCCTTGAACCTTTGCCGTTCATTCCACACACCACCAAAGCGGATCAAACAACCCACCGATAGGGCCGGCCGGCGCGACGCCAGCATGTGCCGGGTAGTACACGTGGTGACCTGACTCAGTCACCTCGGCGCGCAGCTTCCCGGACGACCTCAGCTCAATAGTGACCCGGCAGTACGTCGACTGCGGCATTCGGCCGCCGAAGTCAGACCACCGGACAGACCCGTGTTTCTGCGCGTAGGCTAGCACCTTGGCCCTTGCGCTCACTTCCGGGTCTCCTCGAAGACAAACGCGATCGGGTCCACGTCGCAACCGTAGACGGTGAAGCACTCCGTGTGCTCTGCATACGCTTGCAGAGCTTGCGTGAGCTCGACCGGGTTGCTGCCGCTTGCGACCTGCACCGGTCCTTCCGTCGTCCATGCCGTGATTGACCACGGACCTTGGCCGTGGATTGTGATTGTTGCTTGTGATTTAGTCATCCCTTTTCATCTCCCGTTTCAGGCTCAGCTTCTCACCGATCGACCCGTAAAGCACCTGGAGTTGCGGCTGCTGTGACCGCATTTTTTTTCACTCTGACCCGATACAAACGCCCAACATGGGCATGGTTGCGCCGGTTTTGTAGCTTGCTCGACCAACCGATGCGGCAAATACGTACAAATCCTCGTCATAGTCATAGTCATTGTACACCGTAACTCTCAGCATGACACGGCTGTCCTGGTCTTCTTTCTCGAGCGCGTCAATCAGTTCTGCTACTGTCATAGATTCCTCCTGTAGTAGACGGGCAGCGGCTGCGGTGGAAACGCAGGTTATTGCCGCTGCCCGTCTGTGTTACTAAGTGTCTCAAACCCTACCACACAGCGCGAAACTGTCAAGCCCTACCGCCGCAGCCACCAAGTTGCCCGGCGGTTGGCCATGCGCGCTCGCTCGGCTCGTCCAGGGAAAAACTCCTCGGCCCACTCCGCAAGCTCACTGTGGTCGACGCCCATATCTCGAGCCAGGTCGCCGCGGCCGATCTCGCCCTCCTCTATCAGGCTGCAAAACTTGTCGGCAGCGATGCGGCGTGCGCGGTTCGTGTAGCGCATCACGGCCACCTGAGCAGGCTGCACTCGCCGTCTTCGTCAGACAGCACTGCCGCGTACGTGCCGCGGCGTTTGACTACGACACCGCCATAGAAGATGCTAGCGACTGTAACGGACACCCAACCCGTGTCGGTCGCTAGCATGAGGACGTCGCCTGGCTGGAGGTAGTCGCTCATCTGATGATCTCCCAATGTTTTCCAGTGGCGCGCAACGTGACCGCAAATGTGCCGCCACGGAGCGCGTATTTTAACCGCCTATCCCTTTCCAGCCTGTGAACTTCGGCAACGATGCCGCCCGGCGCATGGTAACGAAACTCCAACGCATCCGATTCAAGCGCTTCTTGTAGCGTGACCAGCTTCGGCGGTGCTAGCTCGTAGCACTTGCAGTATTTACACGTCCCACCATGTACCCGGTTCACTTTGTGCACGTAGTGCGGTGCGTTGTTCTGATCGGCCCAGATACAGCAGTTGCTCTTTAGGTACTTGCAATCCCTCATCGTCCATCCCTTCCGTTCTCACACCCAACGCGGCACGCCGAGTGCTCTTCTGGAGCCATGAATAGGTTGTAGCACACTGAGGCGCAGTCGTCCACAGGGCGCGCCGTCGTTACGCCCCACGCTACCAGGGCAAGCAGAATGAGTAGCAGGACGAAAGCGATTGGTGCTTCTACTGGGGGTTTCATCGGTTCGCGCTCCTAAGCAGTTTGACGACGTAGGCCGTCAGCACATAGTTGCCTGGCGCATACTCCCACTGTTCGCCAAACAGGTCGAGCAGAGCACCGCTTGGCGCCTGCATCAGCGTGAGGTCGTCCGACAGTGTCACGTCCTCCTCGCCCAAGCGCTCTATGCTCGCAATCCGTTTTCCACCCAAGTAGAAGTCAAGTGGTTCTTCTCTAACGTGCAACGTTTTTGCCTCCTTTGGTGAGCCAAGCCGCAACGGCCCATCGCTAGCGCCGTAAAAGTACGTGTCCATATCTGCGTCTAAGTAGAGTACATCGTCAACCCTAAGCATGCCGCCGACGTAGATATCACCGCCGGCGTTGTGTATCGTTTTTGCCGTGTTGCCTAGGCGCAAAGGCCCAAAGTCCACGTCGCGGATCAATATGACTACGGCGATGGCCAAGAATGCGGCTTGAACGATTGCCAACCCATGGCGCTGATGCCATGGTTCTTCGTCGATCGGCTGCGGCTCTGTGGCTGTGTTACGTTCTTCGTCCATCATTCACCTCCGCACCGGCAACCGTGCACCATAATCGTCTCAAGCGCGCACGTGCACTCCTCTGGCCCCGACTCCGGCAAGTCACGCGCCGCCCAAACTGGGCACAGCGAGCCCTCGTAGTACTTTGTGGCGAGTCTGTGTTCGACCACTGCGTGCGGCCGCGATCCTGTCGGTGCCTCGCACTCGCCGCTAACACGCTCGTCGCTGTGAGGCCGCCAATGTCGGCACGTCCCGCAGAGGCTAATCATCCTCGCCCCCGATCACCACGAGCACCCTCCTAGCCCCGACGCGCTCGTCAGCGGTCACTTCGCCGATGATCTCGCGGCCATCCTCGGTGACCAGCTGGACAGCCAGCCCGGTCAAGCTCGCCTCGTCGTGATCGACGGCGCGGACCAGCTCAAGGTAGCCAGGCTCGCCATACCTCGCGTACATATTACTGGGCTGTGGCCACCACCACATGTCGGCGCGAAACAGTTCTGCGCCCGAATCCACAGCGTCGACCGTTCCCACCACGTGCCCATCCGTGTGGACGTGGATCCTTTCGACGCCGTCCCACACCGGCTCGCCGTCCTTGTTGACACCCCATCGCACCCGGTCGCCAACTCGAAACTTGCGCATGACTTCCTCCTGTTAATCAGCCATCATCTTGAGGGCCTCGCCCCAATTTTTGAGTGTCTCTGCGGCGATGAGATCCCTGTGCCCGGCGATCTCGAGCCCGAGCCCGGCAAGGTCTGACCTTGTCATCTTGCGGCCGCATATCTTAGCAGTGCCGTCGTCGCAGACCGTCAAGTATCCGACGGACAGACACAGCGCACTTGCCAGTGCCTCTGCGGCCGCCGCACTGCCACCGTAGCTCGCGACGTTGATTGCGGCGGGTAGATGCATCCACGGCAGACCGGCATCGTCGTGATCGCCCTCCGAGATAAACTCGCCCCGGTCGACATCCCACACTTTGCCGTCGCCGGCCAGCTCTACGGACCTGCGCGTCCTGGTTGCTACGTCTTGCGCTGCAATCGCTGGTGAGTCGTATGCCTCAAGGTGCAGTATCGCCGCCTTGCTCATGATTGCCTCCTGTCGCCGATACCGATTCGCCGAACAGCTCTTGAATCTGGGGGGCATTCCTCGTACGGCTTCATTCGTACCTCCTGTGCGGCCCATCATACCATATTGCGCAAGCGGGTCAAGTGGGGCCGAGTTGGCGCCAGACCGGCTCAAATGCGTTAGCGCGGGTGAGCTGGACCGGTGTGCCGTCTTGCCAATGCATGTGGCCGAGCGCGTTCATTGTTGCCGTCCCGCCTGCGATGTGCTCTGCCACATCACCGTCCTTAAGCCGTATCATTGCAACTGGCCGCGCGCCGCCCCCATTCAGCACGGAATCGACAGCGGGGAGAGGCATCACAACCACACGCACCCTTTCACCGTTGCGGATCCGTTTCCTGGTGTATCTATTACCGTGGTCTGCATCCACGCACCCGTGCGCCCTGAGCCAGCGCATGGCGAAGTTCGGGTTCACACCGGCAGATTCAAAAAACCCGCGCAGCCACTTGCGCCGCAGGCACACCTCGTTACTCCACTCATCGTACCACCCGTGGTCTAGGCCATCGGTCCAGGCCTTCAGGTTGCTGTTAACCTCGCTTCTTAATGAACCTAGCGCGTCGATTGGTTTGGACATTCGTTCTCTCCTTTAAGTCCAGAAGCATCATATGCAAACAACACCTCGTTGTCAACGGGGCACGTGGTCATAGCATCGCGCCCCGCAAGGCGTTCATTGCGCCCCGCCTGCTCGTGTAGTCACATGTGTGGCCTCGTGTGTTAATGCATACACTGGTAAAACAAGTGTGTGTAACCACACACAGTGTGTGACGGAATTAGCGGGGCATCTCCCCGCCTGCTCCCCGCGTTGCTCCCCGCATGTTTTTGGTCAGACCACCGGCCTAAATAGTTGCTTCTGTTTATGTTTTTGTAATATACTTATTATATGCCCCGCCCTCCCCGCCTATTTACTAACCTACTAATAGCGACTGTTAGACGCGTCTAACACCTACATTTCCATACACACCCCCATATAAATTTTTATATGTTGTTCAGCAAAAGGCGGGGAAGGCGGGGAAGATTGCGATTGCATAAATGTAACACAGTGAATCTACTTCGTTTTTTTCGAGATTCGTGATTTAGCGCAGGCGGGGAGCCGGCGGGGCGCGACTATTCGACGTCGTTGATTGCCGAGCGCTTGATTGCGATCACTCTTGGCCTCGAGGCTGGTCCGGTTCGCTTGACGGTGTTGTGGCCAGACTCCGACACCAGCCATCCACTGTCCGCCCAGTGACGCAATATTGCCCTTGGATCGTGGCCAAGCTTGCGGATCTGCTCCCTTAGCGCCGGAGGATACCAGCACAACTCCTCCCACTCACCGGCGTGGTCGTGCCACACTCCCCACCACCCGCCGTTGGCCGGCTCTTCCGTCTCTAGCTGGGACTTGACGTCGAAAAACCGCTTGCGGTTGGCCAAGGCAACGGAGTAGATGTCGGCTAGCGCCCTGGCGTGCAGGCAGTCGTCCCCATTGGCGATAGACTCAGACTGGATATGGTCCGCAACGTACGCCACTGCATCACCAGGCCATGGCAGCCCTAGGGCCTCTTGCGCCAGCTCTGCTGCGAGATGTACAGTAGCCAGGTAATTGGCTAATCGCCCCAGGATCGACGCTGAGCCCTTTTCGGCCCCATCTGTGAGTACTGACCCCAACGTGGCCGCAGCAAGCGCGTGACGGGCTGCCCAGGCCCCGTATTGACTACTTCTGGACGCCAGGTATTCCACCCACTCGCGGGCCGCGTGCCCATGGTGCTCATAGAGTGCCCGCTTTAGTCGGTCTGGTACGTCGCCGGCATGCCCGCCAAAAGGGTTGCCCCATAGCGTCAGGACACGCCCACGGGTGCCAGCGGACTGGTCAAAGTCCACAAGTCGACCCTCTCCGCTCGTCAGGACAACGGTACGCCATGAGCGCAGAGCCTGTTGCCCTGTCTTACTTCCCCTTGTCTTACCCTGGCCATTCGTTAGGCAATAGACAATCTCTGGCACTACGGACTTTGCCCCGTATGACTTGGCGCGCTTGCTGTCGTCAATCAATAGCGGGAGGTCTGTGAGGTTTGCCGCCCTCCGCTCTATCCCAACCTGAGTTGTATCCCAGCTGGAGATCAGCGACGTCGGGCTCTGATCGTCAGGGTCACCCCAAGCGCTTGCTGCGACGGCCAGCGCGGTTGTCTTTCCGGAGCTCGTCAACCCGCTGTAGTCTACAACAAAGTTACGCGCGCCGGGTATCAATCGGAGCAGCGGCGCGGCGAGCGAGGCGTACAGCCCAAACTGTATCATCGGGTAAGGTCTGACCAATTCCATCGCCTCGAGCCAGCCAGTAATCGTGCCACGTGTCGCAAGGCAATCCTCTAGGTGTGCGTCGCCCTTGTCGGTTGGTGAATATCGGACCGGTGAGCGGCCTGGGTCTGTCGCAATGTGGTCGCCGCCAACCAGGTACCCCTGCTGGCCGTCTTTGCCTTGCCAGCCGAAGTGGTTGCTTCCCTTGTGTCTCGGCGTGACATTCATGTTTGCGGCCTGGTACGCTTCGAGGTATTGGATCACCAGTTTCGCGTTCGTGGCATTGACCTGCAGGCCCTTCGGGCTCAGGATCCGCGCTGTGTCTGCGGCGCTTGCTAGTGCTTCCCTCGGTACAAGCTGGCTGTGCCATCGCTTTCGCCAGCACCAGCGCACGTCAATCCACACGTCACCTGTGTCTACATCGGACACGGAGCCGGCGACGACAATCGGGCACGGGCTCGCCTCGACACGGCGAGCGCCTTGGTTTGTTCGCGTTAGCTTTGCGACAGACCCGTCTGGCCCTATGCTCCAGCCATCTGGTATCGTCGCGT